TGAAGGTGTCGAGGGGGACAATCACATTAACGGTGGTTTCAACGGCGGGAGCGAAATCTGTCATAGTTAGGGCGTTCAGGGGGGTATCGATGTTCACCCCGGTTTCCACCGTGGGAGCATTGTCGGTCATCGTGAAGGTGTCGAGGGGGACATCGACGTTCACCCCGGTTTCCACCGTGCGCGCCGTGTCGGTCATCGTGAAGGTGTCGAGGGGGACAATCACATTTACCCCGGTTTCAACGGCGGGAGCGAAATCTGTCATAGTTAGGGCGTTCAGGGGGGTATCGATGTTCACCCCGGTTTCCACCGTGGGAGCATTGTCGGTCATCGTGAAGGTATCTAGCGGGACATCGACGTTCACCCCGGTTTCAACCGTGGGGGTATTATCGGTCATCGTTAGAGCGTTTAGCGGAACGTCGACGTTCGCCCCGGTTTCAACCGTGGGGGCGTTGTCGGTCATCGTCATAGTGTCTAGCGGAACGACGATAATAGTATCTTCGATAACAGTATACGTGAAGGTCTGGGTATACGTTCCGAAATCAGTACCGTCGCCCAATTCTAGACGTATAGTACCAGTTTCACCATTAGCAACTGAGCCAGAGTCAAGCTGGAAGGCTAGAACCGCTTCAACAGCACTAGACGCCGCCATAGCTGCCGTAAGCGAGAACGTGCCATCCTCACTGTAAGCATTATTATCGGTTATGAACGATCCTGTGTTTGTGAAGATCTCCTGTGTGTCGTCACCATTAGTACCTGGAGCCCCGGTCACGGCCTTAACAGCCGCCGTCGATGTCGTTATGGCAGTGTCACCACCGCCATCATGATTGAAAGCCCAGCGGAAACTCGTACCGCCCTCCACGGCATTGTTTTCAAAAGCGACGCGAATAATATACGTCGTATCAACATTCAATGATGCGTTAGTATTGAGAGCAGCAACAGCGGTACCAATGTCAAGGGCTGCTGGGCGTAGAACAATGGTATAGACAGACCACTCGGCAGTACCAGTCGGAGAAGAAGTATGTGTCCATGCCGTGGGAGTTATAGTTGCAGCCGCACCGTAATCAAGTTTGTATGCGGTGTATTGCCCTCTGTGATTATTACCGCTACTTAGAACAACCTCTCCAAGCGTTAGGCCAGTTGGAGTCGCCGGAAGCCCCGCTACGGTTATGTCGTTATGAGTGGCACCGTCAAAAAGTATAAGCGCCCCATTAGCTGTGACGGGAGTTATCGCGGGATTTACAGGGGTGGTGTCGTTTGCCCCAGAGTTAAACTGGAAAGTGGCGTCAAATGGAGTGGCAGTATCAACGCCTCGGAATACGTGAACAGAAGCAGAATGCGCCCGTGCAGTGTCCGTATTCATGACGGGGTTAGTTTCTGATGCAGAAGTAAACTTCTTATACCAAACGTATTCAACCCTGTCACGACCAGACGTTGGATTTCGATTGTCTAGTAGAGTCCAGCCCGTGGCGGTCCCAATAGATAAGACGGGAACGGTACCGACTTCGTCTATACGACCATAGATAATGCCAAAGTCGTCTGTGGCATGAGTAGGAAGAGTAAGGGTTATACCTGTAGTATTAGCCCCTTGGCTTCCTGAGTCTGACCCAACGAATGATATCGCCACGGCTTAAACCTCAGTGCCGTCGTTTTCATATACTCTGAACTGGGTCTGTGTGTAAGCGACTACCGCAAGCGTAGCTTCACAACCCACCGTCCAAGAGCCACTAGCGTAGGCGTTTCCGAATATATCTTCGGTGACGTCGGCACTGACCCCGTTAGTCCCCGCTCCGTCTAAATCATTCCCAGCCTTGAGACGCCAGTCTGTATTGTCAACGGCTGTCCATTGATCAGATTGAGACTTGCTATAGACATTATTTGCCCCCTCACCCGCATCCTCCGATATATCTGAGTGATCGGTGACATTGTAGTCGAGTGTTGTCCATGAAGTAGATCCACTATTACCTATTGAATTAGAGCCAGCATTATTTGTGAACAAGGCATTATTTTGTATGTCGGGGCGACCATAATTAGTTGCTAGGGCTACGCTCGTTGTTCCTGCTGATCGGGCGAAACTACAGTTATATATTTTTCCAGGATGTTCATCTGGGAGATAAGAATAATTAGCGGCAACCTCAATAAACAAACAAGCCTTAATTATATAATCATCAGCCGAATTAGTGACCCCAAAAGCCTTGTAAGATGAAGAGGTCGATGAACCCCGACCCTCAAAAATACACCGATTTACAGTAATGTCGGTAGCATCTAACTGCATACCGTGTTTATTACCGCTAGACATCGCAAATTGAAGACGCTCTATAAGGGTAAAATCGTCTTGAATTAATGGGCTTATTGCGTAACCCGATGTCGTAATTACCGCTGCGTAGGTAGTATCATAAAATAACTCTCTATCAGCATCACCAGTGAAGCTATCAGTTGGTGTTCCTGAACCACCAGGACGAGAGCTATGATCAGATTGAAGGGTTATCCGGTGAGTGGCATCCGTTGTATGACCAGAAATCGTTAATTCTTGATCAAGTTCCCCGGCCTTGACCCACCCATGATGATCATAATCATCAGTAACTAAATTAGTGCTACCACCAAGGCCAACTCCAATATCATCCTCCCACGCCTGAAGAGTTGTGTAATCAGACGTCGCAGAGCCAATGAGACTGTCGGTGCGGCTCGTTGCCATTAGCCAATGACCGCGGGGGGTATCTCTGCTGGCTTCGCCTTGATAACGGTACGCACATTAACAAGAACAACTGGTATCTTACGGAGGGTTCGAGTATCGTCATCGAGCGCATCTCTCACAGGGCCTAAAAGTATGACGTGATCGAGATCTATTTTAGTGCCACGGCGACGAAAGATAGGGGCGTCTGGATCTTCACGAATAGAATGACCAACAAGAGACTGTTTATCTTTAACTGTCATGTCCAGGACAACTAGAATACGCCAATGTGGATTTGTAAGCTCACGGGGACTCCAAGGATGTCCATCCGGTTGTACAGTAATAACGTCGCCACGTTGAAACAAGCGAGACGTTTTAATACGATCACCGTCAGGGTCAACGCGATCTTTTACTCGTACAAGAATTTCCATTAGACATAAGCCGCTGTCCAGCCGATATTCTGGGTCGTTACCTCTCCCTGAGCATTACGATGACTATAGACACACCAGAACACCGTATTATCCTCAAGAGCTATAATCTTGTGGTGAGCATGAGCTTTCACAAGGAAATGAGCAGGGGCATAGAATTCCTGCGTACGAGTTTTACCATCTGGATATACAGCCTCTACCCTCACAGAACCAGTGAACACGATTGTCGTATGATCGAAATTATGTTCGTGTCCATCCGTGAACTCTCCCGCAATCTTAAGAGTATTCGGTCTAATGAAGACGTTACCGCTTTGCCACTCCATAATCTGCCCTCAAGTTAGTGTGAAGATGCCAGAGGCATTGAAAGTTATATTGAAGTCGGTGCCGTTTCCAGCCGACTCAGCCTGACCGAAATCAATCGAATAGCACAGGGCGTCCACGGCGGCTGTCGCGGTCTCGTCATAGATAACCGCATCGGTGCAGTCGCCAGACGTCGGGATAGCACCGCCAGATGCTGTCCATGACGCATCAGCAGCATCCCACGTCAAGACACCACTCGACTCGACCCACGTCACAGAGGCTAACGTCTCGGCGCCCTGCGTATATCCGTTACCAGTAGGGATCTCGTTCGCCGATATATTTGCCTTGATAGTGTTCGTAGCAGTGAACACGTGTGTTGAGTTCATCAGGATGATATCGAACGTATCGGTATCGAGATCGATAGTCCCATCACCGAAATATTCGGGGAATTTGTCGTAGCGATTGATTGATACTGCCATCTTACTTATCCAAGGCGCTATCGATCATACCCATCGTATCGACGGGCACTTCAATCACAACGCCATCATTCCTAGAGACATACTGCCGGACCCTCTCGCGCCACCCCTTATCTACAGTTCTTGGGTGTGCAACGGTTCCCTGTTCAGGCTTACCAGCAGCAAGCCTCTCAAGAGATACCGTATATTCCTTCAAGCGGATCTTATATAGCTTAGCCTTTGGCCCCTTTGGGTCAGCGTCGATCTTCGCAGAGATCTTTGCGGCTGCAGCTTGGATACGGGACATCCGTTCAACATTACGCATCGTCGGCATCGAGCTTCTTCCCTTGTTGAGCGTAGTGAGCGTGCTTCTTAGACAGTACGTCGAGCTTACCCGTACGGGCAATGGTCGCGTCTTCAAGAAGCCTGTTCGTACGCAGACACCTATCACAAATAAGTTCCACCGCCCTGGCGATTTGGTTCTCAGGGGGTACAGGTGAAACTAACACGGAGAACGTCATATTGCCACACTTGCACCGGAGCCTTTTTTGTGACCCACTGGGGTATACAGTGCGAATAGGGATGACGGGTTTCAGTCCTTTAAGTAGATTTGCCATTATGCCAGTGCCACTATGTTTGTTGCGGTTGTTGCAGTCGACATAACACGTTGAGCCGCAATCGGATAAATCACACCCGCGAGCAAACCAACTAGGGTTATAGTCACGCCTGTGTTACCACGCAGTCTCACGGCTACGTCGCCCGCGCCACCGATATACAAGGCTCGTGCCAAAATAGTCAGGTCTGCTCCATCATTAGGAGTAACCTCTTCTCCAGTGACGGCAGGGCCGTCACCAGCAACAGCAAAGTCGATACTCATTTTGGTGTCCCTTCTGATGTTTTGCGTGCGCCGCCCGCACCCTTGGCAGCCTGCTTGTTTCCTTGGTCTGCCGCTGGAGGTGGTTTATTCGGGTCAGCAGGCGGCGGCAAGGGGTGCGGGCGAATAACTTCGTCCTCTGGATCACCTTCCTTTCGTAGTGGCAGACCGAGAATTGAGCGTGCGTAATTTACATCCTCCTGATCCATGTCTACGATGCCCGCTGCGTGTAGCAGTCGGATGGTGTCGGCAACCTCGATACCCTCGAACTCGCCGTAATCTTGCCAGAGAAACGTCGGATAGAGATCCTTGTGCTCGAAGTTCATGTCGACCAACGGCTTGATGACCTGTTCCGAGAACGTCTCGATCAGATCCTTCCCAAGCTCGTCAGCCATCTTGAACAGGACGCGAAGCTGCAGACGGCTCTGACTGTCCGCGCCACGTGACACGCCGTCCCCACCAAGCCCAAGCAGGGCTACGACAAGCAGGGCACGGCTAATTGCTGTATCGTGATATTGTAACGCCTCGGCATACGTTGCGTTACCGGCACGAGTTGCCTCGACCAGTTCAACCTCGACGCCTTCCGGCACCAGGATTTCTGACTTTGCTGAAAGGCCAGATAAGATACCTTTCAGCAAACGCTTCAATTCGTCCGACGCACCCAAGGGATACTTCATCAAGGTCATCGGAGAACCGAGACGCTCCAGAAACACGTTCCAGAAGTTAATCAGGAATTTCTTCGCCCACCAGTTGCGATACGCCGCACGGAGATCAGAGACCCCGTAGTGGTTCTGGAACTCGCTCTGGTGGGCATAATGCCAGACCTTCGGGAAGGACAACTCGATACGCTCGCCGTAGGAACTCTCCTGCACGAATTTCATAATATTGCCGTGCTTATCGGCATGGATCTTGATGTGCTCGGGGTCGCGGTGCTTGATCCCCTTGATCAGAAGCATCTTGTTTCCGTCGACCTCTTGAACCTCCCAGATGATTTCACCCAGAGAGAACCCGAAGTCGAGGGCGGACAGCGCCTCACGTGCCACGCGCTTGAAGTTAATTCGTTCGAGGTTCATTTTCACGAACTTCGCGATCTTCTCCGCCTCGGCATTATCAGCTTCAGCCGGCTTAATCTCCCACGCACGACCATGCACGAGGATCTTCTTGAACGCTAGGGTCGCCTTGACCTGATCGTCGTGCCGCATGTCGCGGTAGATCTTCCAGCCCTTGCGGTTGATCAAGTCATCGACTGGCAGGAACTCCGCACCGCCGTTCTTCGCAGGCAGGAATGAGCGAACGACCTCACCGTCGACAACCATCGACTCGCTCTCGATGGCGCGTGGACGTCCAGGGGACCGTTCTGACCCTGATTTGACCCGTATCCTTGGCTTGATCGCCATACCATTAACCTTTTAGAGCGTTTTCAGAGCGCCTATTAGACAGAAGTGTCCGGGGTTTTCCTTACAAGCCCTTGATCCGTATACAAAAAGTCACTTGTTCCTTTGTAGACCTGTATACCTGATAATGTCGGGTAACCTAATCCCCTTGAAGTGTGGCCTATATAGGGAGCTACCAAAGATCCAACTCTGCCTCGGGCCTGTCATCGCCCATAATAATGTCTTCCTCTGTGATCGAGGTGTTGTGACCTCGGAAAGAGTACCACGGGGCACAGCCCATTACAATCACATCAGCCCTGTCAGGAGAGGCGTCTTCGCCCAGTCTATCCCGCATTTTGTTCTTACTCTCTACAAGGATGCGTTCCTTCTCGTTATACCCATATTGCACCGATGCAATCTGATTTATCAGATCCTCGTCATCAGGGATGTGAATAGCTCCCACTTCGAACGCCCGTCGCGCATACCACCAGTCCCTGCTGCGCCGGTTCGCGAACATCCTGCAGTCGTCCTCGGGGTCCTTATCCTTCTTCATGGACTCGCCCCCGTTATACGGGGTGATGGCGCCGACATCTCGGCGACGCAAGCCATCTACGACCCCTCCTCCGACACCCGGCTCATCCACCACGATGCGCTCTACGAGCATCCCCTGCTGCTTGATCGCGATTACCGCATCGACGATGATGTCCTCACATTGCACGGTGGACGTCTTCGCCCACGCCTTCATAGATATACAATGCCCGCGACGAAAGTGAGCCAGGACGGTTTCATCGCCTCCCTGCCGGGCGACATCCAGTACGAGGGTGAAGGCGTGAGCGACGGCGTCGAAGCCGGGAAGATCGACCCCCACTGCGTTTTCTGCCCATTGGAGAGGGATGCAGGCAGAGTCGTCCATTCGTGGGAAGAGACCTCGCACGCGGACGTCGTAGACAGCGGAGTCAAGTCCATACTTTTTCTCCATCGTTGAGCAGTATTTCTTGGAAACACGCTTAGAGTAGTAAATCTTGCCGTGGTTCTGTTTCGTCTCCGCAGCAATTACCTTGATGCGCGGATCCCCCGATATCGTGTACAAGCTGTAGAGGTTGGAATTCTTATGGAAGGCATTGTAAAATTCCCCCGCCGTGTAGTTCGGGTTCCCGGTCAGGAGGAGCTTCGCGGTTTGTCCTTCCTCTTCGGCATTGGACATGATACCTTCAATGACTTCGAACACGTCAGGAGGTATAGCTGATGCTTCGTCTCCCTGCACCATTATGTCAGTGCCGTGAAATCCCTGGAGGTTTGCTGATTTGTTCGAGGTGCGCGCGACTGCGAACCATGTCTTTGGATGTGATTTGCTTCGAATGTGACCCCCCGAGATGTCCCACCGTGATGACAATCCTTCTGGCATATGTACATGCCATTTGGCATATTCGGGCCATAAGACGTCGTGCAACTGGGCGAATGTGGGCGCGGTGCTCACGATGCGGCTCTGCTCATACAGGTTTAAGAAAATCCACCCTGCCCAGGAGAGCAGGGTAGTCTTTCCTACACCATGTCCGGACTTCGCCGCCACGCGGTCGAAACCATTGATGAACATGTCATTGAGGATGTCGGCCTGATAATCGGTGGGGGTGACGTTGAACCAGTCCTTGACCGCCTCGACAGGGTTCTTACGCCAATACTCGAAGGCTTTCTCTTGGCGGTCACTCATCGACTAACTCGAAGTGTACGAGGTCATCGAACTTGTTGTCCTTGACCTCGGTGTCCTTATCCCAGTCGCCACCCCACCGTATTGTAATACCGTACATAGCAGCAGTGGCGATTACATATCCTGCAAACAGGGACTGTCTTTCGCGGTCTTCCCAGTCGATAGGATACGCCTGGACGTCTACGGCCCGCGATGGCTCATTGTTATGTTCGCTCATAGGATACATCAATTGAGTCTTTTTTTGATCGTATAGCTCATTCTGTCGTTTCCTATCGCGATGCCCCTCAAGGACAGAACAATCGAAAAGCCGCACCACCTTGAGAAAAACAAGCTGAAGTCTCCAGTCGCACGTTTCAAGACTTTTAAGTGATCTGGACGAGAATTTATTCATCGCGCTCACTTGCATTGGACAGGGTGGCTTCCCAGACATCATCTTGACCCTTCTCGATCTTCTTGTTGATCGACATACGGGGCAGGATCTTATCTGATAGGAACTTGATGACCGTGATACGGTCCTTTAGGGGTAGCGTCTCGAACGCTGCCGTTGGTTCGCCGCTTTCGTCAATGGTGACGGTGGGGACGGGCTGACCGTTGGCAATGGCAATTAGGAGCCCGACAGGGTCGCATTCCTGTTGGATGCGTACCACGTGCTGCTGGATGTCGACGGGCTTGTCGTTGATCACGTATTGCGTGAGAACAGCTTTGCCGCGCATGGCAGGGGGAACGAACACCGCCTGGGGTACATTCCCCTCTTCGAGCTTCAGGGCGCGGGTGGTGTACTTTTTAAGGTTACGCTTACTCATCTGCGACAATCTCTTCGAATACGCGCGGGCCGAATTGGTACAAGGCTGTACCAATTTGAACTCCGGTGCAGCCGGCGTCGATATATTCACGGGCATGTTCGCCAGTGAATATACCACCTACGCCAATGATATCAACCCCGTAGCTTTTCCACTTTGAGACACTGTTCAGGGCGATATGTCGTAGTGGACCGCCACCGAAACCATCCAAGGTGTTGCAAACCACGAGTTCATTGATGCGGTGATGGAGAAACATCGGAAACTTACCCTTTGGGGATATCTTCACGGCAAGTCGGACGTGTGTCGGGAGAACAGGGAGGATTGCGTTCACCACGCCGTACATGTCGGTGACGACGTCGGCATTCGGGCAGGAGAGATTTAGTTCAATCGTGCTGGCATAGTGGCTTACACCCTTTACCAGTTCAACGAAATCCGTGAGACTGAAGCCTGCGAGGCTGACGCGCATTGGCTTTTTGAAATCACGCTGGTCAAACAGCCTGTAGAACGCTAGGCCCCTGTTTGGTAGGCCCAGGTCGTTATATGAGACTTTGGTCTCGTCGTCGAATGAGAAGTTCCCTGTTTGCTCGCGCGGTAGCAGGGTGATCGATCCAAGGGTTATCTCGTCGACCAGGGTCTGTTCAAGGATCTTGATACCCTGCATGTCCTTGCAGGTGCCGGCTGCGTTCATGATTTTCATGGTGCCCTCCAAAATTTGTACTGAGTGGTGTGGGGGCGGGACTTGAACCCGCATCATGACTGGTCTTATACACCAAACGCTCTACCAATTGAGCTACCCCACAAGCAGGACAATATCAGATTTTCACAGCGCGTGCAAATTGAGATTAGGTACTTGGACTGCGAGACGGGTAAGGGGTGGTCGGCCACCCTTTAAATCAAAAACCCCAAAAACACCGGCCCAACCTGTCTAAAATACCATTTAATAACGTATCAATCACCACGCACCACACAATACATCATATATGATGTATATACCATGATAATACACACGTAACACGTGTGTAATGTACACCTAATGCTGCACATATCATACATATCATACATATCATATGTATGCCAGGCGTTACACGTAAGACGTGTAATGGGGCTTGTCATACGGGGGTAGTGTAATGGGGCATATCCCCAACTTACACGTAATACGTGTAAGATCCTAACTTATATCCTACGGTAGAAAAATGTCCCCTAATGAGAACGAATAGGGAACGAAAGGTTAATGGTGACTAGTCAATAGTAAACATATGTGAACTATCACTCGTTAGTAGCATCTTGTTAGGGATTTCGTGTTCGGGCAAGGGTTGAGATTGTAGGGCTATGCATGGCAAGGCACGGCTAGGCAAGCGTAGCAAGGGGTTGCGGCTGGCAGGAGTCTATATAGGCTATACAACAAGGGGATTAGGTTACCCTATCATATCAGGGTATCTATCTAAAGCCTGTTCCCTAGGAGACATGTCAGGGCATCTATAGTTATAAAACCGTTACCCGATAAAGTCGGGTATCCTAATTCCTTTTAAGTTGCCCCTACATAGACGCCCTGCAGCCCTGCTAAGGTCTCCACCCCACGACGTCAAAATACACCCGTCGATTGTCTCTATGGGCATTGCGCGCCGCACGCAACACCTCCGCACGCGTTCCCCTATCAAGCTCCCCAAATCCCTTGATCTTGCGCGCCACGCCACGCGCCACGACCCT